AGTCCTTTGTGCTGAAAATTCCTTAAAAAAATTCATTTAACGGGGCGGGTATATATAAAAAATATTTTAACAGCAACAATGCTATGCTTGGACTGATAATCATTTACTTCTCCCTTTATATATATCAGCAGTAGGAATCGAACCCTACGCCACGTCAGTACTCCTTATTACTCTAACCAGCTGTCTTGTATAGTTGTGCCAAGCTTAGCACTTCTTCTATGGACTATATACCACTAACACAACAAAGGGAATCGCACCCTCATCTTCTCTTTGCAGAGCTGTAATACTATTATACTATGATGTGTTATTATATGCTTTCAGTTTCTATGACCTACGACATATAATAAAATAAAGGAGAAAGAGATATAATGGACTCGAACCATTTGAAGTTCCGTTAGCTTATATCCCAAGGCTGTCAACTCTATAACATTTAAGTACCGTCAATCAGTACACCACGTTTAATACTCCAGCTACTACTAAGAAGATAGATGTAAATACACTTAGCATAATAGCTAGATAGTCATGGCGATAGTACCACTCTTTAAAGTTGGTAACTGAACCTACACCATATAAAATGCCAAGAATAACCAAGGCAATATTAATTACAATCATTTATTCTCCTGACTTTCTACATATAGTAAGATACAAAAGGCGTCAGCTTGGTCATCATTAATATCATTGTCAGGTACTATGTTATAGCTCTTGAGTATCTCAATGCTTTGTACTTTTCGCATTGCACTTTTACCTTTAATAAGATGATAACCGCACCATTTGGAATTAGGTATATCAACATAGCCAATGTTATGACGGTTACGCATGACTCCTAAGAATGAACCGTTAGCTCTAATCAATGAGATGTTTCCCTTAGACTTGAACGTGATGATAGGTTCTTCAATATAAATAAAGTAGTCAAACAAGTTGTAATGCTCAATGACTTCTGTTATACCGTCAGCAATTAGTTTTGCACGTTCCAAAGGATCTTTACTTTTGCCACCAGCTATTGAACCGACTACATACTCATTTGTTAAAGGATTGCGAAAAGCATAACCAGTATTAGAAGTGCTAAAGTCAATCGCTAAGGCTTTGCTCATAGATCAGAACTCAATTCAATATAAAGTTCTTTGCTTAGTTCTCCGATATCAAATAAGTGTTTAACATAATGTTCATATTCAATCGGAGTCAATACTTCTTTTTGTGCTAAAATATGCTCTTTATTCATTTCTTTATTCTCCCTTAAAAATTAAAGCTGTATCAAGATTAATCAAACCACATTCAACAGCGTTAAGTAAGAACTCGTTAAAGTCAACTTCTGACAATGTTTCTTGCTTAAATAGTAGCTGTTCTTCTGTCATTTGCTTTCCTCTCTTAACTTCTGTATTTATTATAGCATATCCACTTTTTGGAGTAGTGTTATCCTATGTTATGTAAACTGTGATTGACTTTGTAGGCATTTTATGTTATACTATTTATAGGAGGTAACTATGGCTAGAGATAAATATTTAATGTACTTACGACAGCAAGAATACAAAAAGCGTATTAAAATTAAAGTAGATAATACAAGAGTTAGAATGAATAGAGAATACATGAATCAGCCAGAAGTAGACAAGGAAACATTAGAACTATGGAACAATCAGCCAGCAATATATTTTAACTTAGGAGGAGATAAATAAATGAATAAAATAAGAGATTTGATTTATGAAAAGAAGTGCAGTTTATGTGGTTATGAAATAGAAATGAGTTCTTATATAGTACAAGAGACTAAAGAAGAATATGAAGTTGTATCACATTTATCTTGTTATTTAAATAATATGAGTAAAGTTGCTTTAGAAATGGAAATAGAAGAATATTAAAAAAAAGAAATTAGCCCCTTAGGGCTTTTGTTTTACGCTTGACCGAAATTTGACTAGAAGTGGCAGAATGTAAGTGCATTGTGTGTCCTGTTTGTAAAGTATGGTATCAGTAAGCACAATTAGCTTATTGTTTGTAAGATTTCTAAAGGAATTCCGGAGTGTTTGATAATCTCTTTATCTTGTACTTGAATTGTAATTAAATTTTCGGTATCAGCACCCATTGGTAAAGAAAACGAAACAAATGCTTATAAACCGCGTAGTTATCAACAAAATAGGGATAAAAACTTAGTAAATATCTTGAATATTAAAAAATGCAATATGGTATAATAGAAGTATAGAAAAAAAGGAGATACAAACTAATGGAAGATAACGAATTTTTGAGCAAGAAAGTAGAAATACTAGAATCAGCAGTAAAACAAATGGCAGTGATTCAATACGAGCTAAGCAAAAAGCTAGGAGAATTAGAGGGAACAGAATATTTTACATAACATAGGATAACTCAAAGTGTAAAATGTGATATGTTAAAATATAAGTATATAACAGTTGACAAGTGAAAATGTCTATGTTATTATTATCTAAGTTAATTAAATAATTAGTTACTGAATGACTTGTAACTAATGTAAATAGAGAATTCAACATTGAATAAATTTGAACATATCGAAAGTCATTCATAATCTTACGCTTGAGGGTCAGGATAGTTGCTTAAAACCTAGACTCAATTGAAAATGTGATTACTTTACAAATAGCCTAGAGCGTAGCATGAAATAAAAGATTATGAGTTCCATGAGTGTCGTGAACAGAAACACTCCGTGACGCGTAGAAGTCTGACAGAGTTATTTATAGAAAAGTTTTGAAATTAAGTAGTCTTTTCTTTTAACTTGCTGGGATTATACGACACGATAAGGGCTAAGGGCTATCTAAAAAAGTAGCACGGAATAGCATTTTTAAATGTAAACATTGCATTGAATAGCACTTAAGGCTTGACTTTTCAAGTCTTTTTTGCTATTATATACTAAAGGAGAAATAAATGAATATTATTTTAAAAAGTTTTTTGATAACTTTAGTAGTTATGCTAGTTATCTTTCTTACAAGTTTAATTGGACTACTGCCAGAGCTTTACAGTTTTATTATTCTTGGAGTTACAGCTTTTACTTTGATATGGGTATTTGTCTATGCTTTGCTTAAATAAGGAGAAATAATTGACTAGACTATTTGATAAAGTACAGACAGCTAAGTACTTAAAAGAGCGTGAAGACTTAATAAATTTAAAAGATGACTGGCTTATTGATACATTAATGCCTAGTTCGCAAGCTGGAATATTAGTAGCTCCGTTTAAGTCGTTTAAAAGCTCTCTAGCAATGCACATGGCTTTAATGGTATCGCAAGGACTACCTTTTTTTGGTTATGATACAAAGCGTAGCAAGACACTATACATCGACAATGAGGACACGGACAGAGAGTTAAACAAAAGGCTTAGAAATAAAGATACTGCACCAGAAGACTTACATTTTTTGACTGGTGGAGAGTTTATGCTTGATGATTCCCACCACATGAATTTATTATATGAGTACATCAAAGAAAATGATATAAAATTCGTGATCTTGGATAACCTAATGACCATGTTGAGAAATGGAGATATACTTTATAGTAAAGACTTTGAACCAATGCTTAGAAGAATTACACGCTTGAAGTTACTCTTTCAAGATGTAACATTTTTACTGGTGGCTCATGCAAATAAATCAGCTTATGCAAACTCAATGGACGATAAAGCCTATATGGTAAAGCCTAGCGATGCCTTAGGCGGTTCTACTCTTACAGCTTGGGCGGAGTTTATGCTTATGTTAAGCCCTAAACGTGGCAAGCATAACGACTTCTCTAAGCTATCAGTAAAAGCGCGTGGTTACCAGTTTGATGATGATTTAAACTTTTCTTACGTTGATTCAGTATTTACTTGTGTCAATAAATCAAAAAAAGAACCTGATAGCGAACTAGTGGAAAAAGTCAAAAAGGAAACAGAAAATGAAGTTACAAAAAAAGAAAATGTTGCATTTTTAGAACTAGCAAAATTACAAGGTAAAGTAATAGAAAATGATTAATTACGAAAATAAAGCGATCAATTTGCATGCTGAAGTTTACGGTTGGTTGTATCGTGCATTAGAAGAGATGATAAAAGCAGAATGGCACAATGATGAACTTTTCAAAGTATGGCTTGGACGTGCTGAATTTCTAGTCAGACAGTCTAAAAAATTGCATACAGCTTGCGAAAATGATTATTCTAAGCGTGCATTGATTAAAGCATTACAATTAAAAGTAGAAATAAATGAAAAAATATCATCTAACGCTTGATAATAATAAATAATTTTGATATAATTATATATATAGAAATAAAGGAGAATTAAACAAATGGTAGTTAAATTAACGCAAGAACAAGACAGATTTATTAAAACTTTTAATGATAAAAGCCGAGCATTTTATTATATTTCTAGTTGGGGTTGGGGAAGTTTTCTTAAAAATGGACTAGGAGAAGTTTACGAAAATGGAGTTAAGCCACCTTTTACCATTGATGAAAAAGAAAAAATGTTAAATGCCATTATTAATGGGTATGAAGTGATTTTTGAACCTAAGTTTAAGTTTTATAACTTTTCTGATAGAACCGACAGCACTCCATTATATTATGCAGGTAAAGCAAATGAATTAAACGGAAATAAAAAATTTGCACTTGAAGTTAAAAAAGATAGTGAAGAATATAAAGCCTTGCTAACTTTAGGTTTCATTAGAGAGTAGTATGATAACATCTTTTGAATCACTAGCTGAAAGGCGATTGATAACTCTTAATTATCACAAAAAAGATAGTCAGCAGTACATCAACAGCTTAAATTATTTTGAATATGCTAGAATATACTTTGAAAAAAATGGCTTTCCTGATGATAACAGACGAGTTTATCAAAGTGGCAAGCGAAAAGGCCAAAAAGTCGGCTGGTCTGATAAAGAGGAAAAACAGCAGAAAGAAGACATCAGAGAGTTCATATATGAAAAGCAACTACAAAAGTTTAAGAGCCGAAGAAAAAGCTAGTAAACATTATGCTAGAGGCGTCAGAAAGCTGTCTAAAGAGCTCAAAGAGATGAACGAAACAAAGTATAGGGTTGGTCCTAACGAGTGCCTATATGGCTTGATAAGCGAATTATGGAGCTATTGGGGTAAAGGTTATATCCTGCCTATGCTTAAGTATAATATTGAAATTACAAGACAAGGCGATGTATTTATTATAGAAAAAGGAGAAAATGGAAACAATTAATATTAAATTTGATGAAAAACAGCTAGAAGAAGTTGTGAAAAAAGTTACTGAAAAACTTAAAGAAACTAAAGATAACTTTTATGAGCTTTCAGATACAACTCAGGTAAAACGGTCAGTAATGTATTTAGAAGCTAAAGTTTCGAACGATACTAGTGGGGTACAGAGAGTATATTTCGGACGTGTATTTAATACTTTAGACAAAGCATATGCTTCTTACTTTTATTCAGGTATTCCAATTGACTGCAAAAAAGTAGAAGAGCTTAAAAACCAAGGCTGGAAAGAAGAGGTTGTCGGTTAATGAGCGTATTCGAAACCTTAAGTGTCATCAATGTTAATGACAAAAAGAGCAAAAAAAACAATCTTGATTATCTTAGTTGGGCATTTGCATGGTCTGAAGTTAAAAAAGTATATCCAGAAGCTAACAGTAAAGTTTATGAAAATGAACAAGGGTTAAACTATCACACAGACGGTCGCACAGCATGGGTTAAAGTTGGTATGACTATTGAGGGCTTAGAACATATCGAGTATTTGCCTGTAATGGACTATCGTAACCAATCTATCCCACTTGAAAAAATTACTTCAATGGACGTAAATAAAGCCATTCAACGTGGACTGGTTAAGGCAATCGCTCGTCATGGTTTAGGATTATATATCTACGCAAATGAAGATTTGCCCGACTTGACAGAAGAGCAGAAAGAACTTGAAGCTGAGAAGCAACGACTTAGAGAGGTTCAGCCACTTATTAAACGAGCTGAACAACTAGGATATCAAAATGTTGATAGCTTGAAAAATAAAACTAAAAAAGAAATTACCGACATCATGACAATTTGGTTAGCACAGCAAGAAGCAGAAAAAGGGGAATAATTAAATGGCAATCATCACAGTAACAGCACAAGCGAATGAAAAAAATACACGTACAGTAAGTACAGCAAAAGGCGATAAGAAAATTATTTCAGTCCCATTGTTTGAAAAAGAAAAAGGTTCTAGTGTAAAAGTTGCATACGGTTCAGCTTTCTTGCCTGACTTCATTCAATTAGGGGACACCGTAACGGTCAGCGGTCGTGTACAAGCCAAGGAGTCAGGCGAATACGTAAATTATAACTTTGTTTTCCCTACTGTTGAAAAAGTATTTATCCATAATGATAACGGAAGTCAAGCACAAGCTAAACAGGACTTATTTGGAGGAGCTGAACCGATTGAAGTTAATACGGAAGATTTACCCTTCTAATGGAAAGTTGGTTTCATGTACACAGCAGAAGAGAGAGAGCAAATTATCGACATCGTGGATAAGATGAGCTTACTAAAACAAGACTTTGACGGTGCTTTCACTTGGATCAAGGAAAATGTATCAATGCCATTTGACTTTGACGGAGAAGAGCAATTCATATCAGACTTGAAACAGCTAGTGAAAATTAACGCTTTAAAGTTTGGTAAAATATATGAGGGAGTATTAAATTGACAACGCTAAGAGAACTACACAAAAAACTTAAAATCAAACAAACGCTTGACAACTACGTACGAAACACAAATAAAAAATACAAGTATAATCTTGTCCCTGATGAAATTCTTGGCGAGGGAATGGCTAAACTGATCGAGCTTAATACACAAGGCAAACTTGGACGACATGCACAGCAAATTGCTTATATTAACCATAATTTGAGCTTACAGCGCCAAAAAGAGCAACTGGAACAAGCTAACGAACGACTTGCTAAACGTGCTGAGAAGGCCCAAAAATTGCTTGACACGGAGCTTCTGAAAGATAGTTACATCGAAACACTGGAAATGTTTAGTAAATTCAATTCTAAATTTGGACTGGTTGACTTTATTGATGACTACCAAACATCACATAAAAAAGTATTTGAGTTTATGGAAAAGAACGGAGTAAAACAAGCTAAATGGCTACGTCCTGAAGGAGTTGACGCTTGGTTCAAAGAACGCATCATTTGGTTCAAGAATAAATTGAAAGAACAATAATATCATATAAGACTTTAGGCTTTACAGCTTAGAGTTTTTTTGTTATAATAATACATATAGTTAAAGAAAGAGGAAAAAATAATGGAAGTAGTAAGATATAAAGAAAAGTATTTAGTTAGTGATAAAGGAGATGTATTTAAAGAAAACAAAAAATATACGATAAAGAAAAAACAAGCAACCAATAAATATGGTTATAAAGTAACAAAAATTAATGGGAAACAAGAAAGAGTACATAGAATAGTAATGGAGGCTTTTCATGGTAAGTCTGATTTAACTGTTGATCATATAGACGGAAATAAAGAAAACAACAACTTGACTAATTTAGAGTATGTAACACAAACAGAAAATGCAAAAAGATTTCATGATAAAAAAGTATTATGGAATGGAAAGGAATTTAGAAGCTTCAACGATTTATCTAGATACGTTGGAGTTGCCAATTCAACAGCTTGGAAAAATTATAGTAAAGGTTATAAACTAAAAGGGCATATAATAGAGGTTATAAAGTGAATTTAATGCAATGTGTAACCTGTGGGGCTTCAAGTATAACTAATGGTAAATGTGATTATTGTGGCAACCAGTACGAAGTAAATGAAGACAAAATATTTTACGGTAATTTAACAGAAGATGATTCATCATTAGATGAGGATATAACTTTCGAAAATACTAAAACAGGTAAATTAATACTTAAAATTATGATTTATACTTTAGTTTCTATTATTTGGTTTGCAGTAACTGTGTTTATTCCACCGCTGTTTATAATAACAATTATTTTATTAGCGGTCTATGGCACTTATCGCTTGATAAATAAAAAGAAATAGCTTATAATAAGGTATAGAATAAACTAGAAAGGTAACAATGGAAAGAAAATACTTTAACGACAAAAGGTATTGCCATTGCTTCGATGTACCAACGAGTAATGGCTTAGGAGTTTGCAAAGATTGTGGAGGATACGTGAACATCTGTTATAGTTGCGATCGCTGTCTACACTGCTGGTACACATCGCAGGTTGAACTGTTTACCGAATATGATGAACCTAAGTTGCTGGCACTTATAGAAAAATGGAATAAATTTTACCAAACTAGAAAGACAAGGAATTTTAATGCTTAGTTTAGACGAGAAGAAAATCAGAAAAGGTAGACCTATTGGGCTACCATACCAAGGAAGCAAGAAGAAGATAAGCAAGAAGATAATTGAAATTATCAAACAGAACTTTGGCACAGACAAGCCGATATACGACATCTTCGGAGGTGGCGGAGCAATTACAGCCGAATGTATTTTAAATGGTTTAGAAGTCCATTATAATGACTTGGACAAGGATATAACCAACGCATTTGAACGAGTTATATCACAAGACCGTGAGTGGATAAAGACCCTTATTATTTCAAGAGATGAGTTCTTCGAGATTAAGGATAAAGAAAACAAGACAACAGACGACTTTTTGAAGTTGCTAGTCAACTCTTTTGGGAATGATAAGAGATCATACTTATATTCTAAAGAAATTTCAGACTTAAAATATAATCTTGCTAAAGAAATTATTGAAAAGCATGACGTTTTTAGCGGTTATAAACAGACAGAAACATATAAGAGATCGATTGAAAAGTATAAACGACTTCAACAACTTCAACGGCTTCAACAACTTGAACAACTTCAACGGCTTCGACAACTTGAACAACTTGAACACCTTCAACAACTTGACAAAGTAAAAGCAACGAATAAAAGTTATCATGATTTTAGTGAAGTTTCTGGAGCTATATTATATCTTGACCCACCTTATGAAGGAAGTTGCCAAAAAAGTTATATCAATTCATTCGATAGTCAAGAATTTTATGACTGGGCATTTGAAATAGCTAAAACTAATATCGTGATAATTTCAAGTTATTCAATTTCAGATGAACGTTTTGAAGTTGTATATTCTTTTGACAAAGCACGTAGCACTATCCAAGGTGGAAAAAGAAATGATAAATGTGAAAAGTTATTTATGGTTAAAAACAGTTAATATTTGACAAACTAGAAAGACAAGGGATTTTAATGCTTAGTTTAGATGAGAAGAAAATTAGAAAAGGTAGACCTATTGGGCTACCATACCAAGGAAGCAAGAAAAAGATAAGCAAGAAAATAGTTGAAATTATCAAACAGAACTTTGGCACAGACAAGCCGATATACGACATCTTCGGAGGTGGCGGAGCAATTACAGCCGAATGTATTTTAAATGGTTTGGAAGTCCATTATAATGACTTGGACAAGGATATAACCAACGCATTTGAACGAGTTGTCTCACAAGATCGTGAGTGGATAAAAACCCTTATTGTTTCACGTACAGAGTTTACTGAGATTAAGGCGAAAGAAAATAAGACAACAGACGACTTTTTGAAGTTGCTGATTAACTCTTTCGGTAATGCAAAGGCAAACTATATGTACAACAAAGAAATTTCAGACTTAAAATATAATCTTGCTAAAGAAATTATTGAAAAGCATGATGTTTTTAGCGGTTATAAACAAACAGAAACATATAAGAAAGTTACTTCTGGACTGGACTGGAATTGGTTTAACGCTAAGCTAGAAAAGAATAAAACTTTACAACAACTTCAACAACTTGTACAACTTCAACAACTTCAACAACTTGTACAACTTCAACAACTTCAACAACTTGAACGACTTCAACAACTTGACGAATTAAAAGCTACAAACAAAAGTTATCAAGAATTTAGCAAAGTTTCTGGAGCTATATTATATCTTGACCCACCTTATGAGGGAACTTCCCAAGAAAGTTATATCAATTCATTCGATAGTCAAGAGTTTTATAACTGGGCGTTTGAAATGTCAAAAAGTAATATCGTGATAATTTCAAGTTATTCAATTTCAGACGAACGTTTTGAAGCTGTTTATTCTTTTGACAAAGCACGTAGTTGTTTGCAGGGTGGGACGAGCAATAAAAGGAAAAATGAGAAATTATTCATGGTTAAAAACAGTTAATGTTTGACAAAGTAAAAGCAATTTGATAGAATTAATTCATAAGGTTAAGGACTAAGTCAAAAGAAAAACAGTAATTAACCAAAATTGAAAAGAGGACTTAAAATGAGTTGGAAACAATATCTTAAATTAACGGAACTTGCTAGAAATAAAGGAATAAACTTCCTTGTATATGCTGAAAAGGCTTGTGAAAATGGTCTTATTTCCCATAAAACACCACAAACAATCACAGAAGAAGAATACAATTTATTAAAAAAAGGGCTTTTATAAGATGTTTGAAGTTAATGTTTGACAAAGGAAAAACAATTTGATAGAATGTAATTATGAAAGAGGTACAGAGATGACAACCGAAGAAATAGTACAAAACTATCAAGTGAAATTGTTAAAGATTATATTTAAAGAGATTGATATCCTGATGAAGAAAAAAGAAAAGGCTGATATTAACGCACAAAAACTTGCTGAAAATGGGTACTCTGTGAGAACGTCAGCACACTGGAAGTCATTGGGAAACGCAGAGTTTTACATTAAAGAGATGTATGAAAAGTTAAGTGCTTTAGCTGAAATTGATAGACTATTCCATTGGTCAAGCCGTTTACATCAAGAACAATTAAAATTTGTCAGCAAGTACCCTAAAGTAATGGAAAAATACAGACAATCAAATTAAGGAGAACAAAATGAAAGTATATGTTTTGAGCGGGGATACCTATTGTGGAAGTTGGGGTTCAGAAATAAGTCTCTTTGGAGTATTCTCAAACAAAGAGGAAGCTGATAAACTAGCCGATGAAATGCAATGTGACATTTCTGTTGTGAATATTGATGAAGTTGAAGAACCGAAACGCTTAGGAGGATATTGCGAATGAAAGATAGTGTAAAAACTTTAATGATAGTTGCAGGTGTCGGCTTTGCATTTATAGCTATTTCTTGGCTGACTATGCTTTCAATGTTACTTATTGCATGGCTTGGGGGTAACATCTAAATGAACTTAAAAGAAAATAATCACTATGCCAATGAATACGGTGTGGAACTTAATGAATACTTGAAACATAATTTTAGCTATGAAGAGCTTGTTGGCTGGTATACAATGCAGGTATTGAAGTATCTAGTTAGAGCTGGCAAGAAAGAGGGCGAAAGCTACGACAAAGACCGTAACAAGGCTCTAGACTATGCAGGAGAACTAGCTGGCTTAATCAATGAACAAGGTATTGCAGAGGTTACACGAGACGAGCTTATGGACTTTGGTAAGATTATGGCTGATGATTTTAAGCAATGGAAAGGCGAATAAAATGACAGAAAAAATTATTATCTCTAAAGAGTTAAACGAATGGCTAGAAGAACATCAAACATTAGATACTGATGACACAATATATAGTGAACGTTTTGGCAGAGAAATTTTCGACAAATTGTATGAAGAAGTAGAAATTAGCGATACAGAGAAGTATGAAAATATTTTAGAAGTATTTGGCTTAAGTGGGTATACTAAAACAGTTCACTTATGGTTATTGTTGAACCGTGATAAATGGGAAGTAGAAGAAGATGAGTTATTTTATATCTGTATTCCAGAGCCTCATGATAGAAACGGCTATTTGGCAAAAGATATTGGACTGGAATTTTTCCTTAAAGTGCCTAACCAAAAACGTTATAAATGGACACAAGAAGAAATTGATAAACATGAAGTAGCTAAACATCTAGAATACTTCAAAAAGAAAGCAGAAGAATGAAAGTTAGAAATAAGAGTTAATGTTTAACAGCATTGGCTTTTTTTGTTATTATAGTGTTATAGAAATTAAGGAGATACAAACGGAAAAATACAATGTTAAATTAATGAACAATAAAAAAAGGATATTTAAACTCTTTTAAAAATGAGCTAGGGGAAAAGTTCATCTTCCTAGGGTTTAAATAAGAAATAAATAACTTTAAATCAGAGTTCACGAAAGAAGAGATGAAAGATACTTGGAATTTATTGAAGAGATCTAAAGTTAACTCTTGACAAATAGAAAGTAATTTGATACTATTGTTTTATAGAAAAGGAGGTTAAATAACGGAAATGCAAAAAGCTATAAAGGTAGTAGCTTATAACCCTATGACGGAAGAAGAACTACACTTTAGTTGTAAGGCTAAATGTGCTAAGTATTTCGGTCTTAAAGCTAATACAGTCGTCAGGTGGCTTGATAATGGTAGACCTGTAATTGAACTGCTGACAGACCCAGATAGAAATCAAGTAGAAATTGAAAAACAAAGTAAGCTAAATGGCTTTGAATTATTTACGATTAAGGAGTGGTTAGATTATGTGTAAGAAACGCAAATACACAAAAATGGGTGCTTTATATTCAATAGCAAATGCACAGCATAATAAAAAGAAAGCTGATAAGATACCAGTAAGAGCTTATTACTGCAAGTGGTGCAATTCATATCACTTATCAAGTCAGCAAAGACTAAATATTAAGACAGGAGTAATTGGATAATGAATAATGAATTTACATATTATAAAGTAGAATGGTTAGAAAAAGATATAACAGGTTTTTACAACGTTAAAAATAAAAAATATTATACAAAGAGAGAAGCGTTTGATTTTAAGTATTTTGTAGAAAAATCTGATATAGCTTCTAATTGTTTAGTTAAAAAAATAACTGAAATTACTGAAGTTATCGCTTGACAATTTAAAAGAAGTTTAATATAATAGTATATATAAAAAATTAAGGAGAATTAAGATGATTAAATTATTTAACAAGAAGCCTAAAGATAAATATAAGAGAGCTGTAGCTTTTAGTTTGAAAGGTTTAGGTAAACAAATTAGTGCTTTAGAAAATAAAGGTTTTGAACGTGTGGGAGATATTCAAACAATTGTAATGGACGGAACAAGTTTAATGTATGAGCAACTAATGGTTAAGAAAGTAGATAAATAAAATGACAAACGAAGAATTATATGAAAGAATCACTAGCGTACTAAAAGAGCAAGGTATCGGAATGAATCAACTTGAGTTAAAAATTAAATCTGAAACAGGTAAATGGGCTAAACTACATACAACTAAATCACGCTTGAGTTTACCGAATGCCGTAGCATTCCCTTATCTTACTATGTTTTTCAATGATGATGAAATGCACGAGCTTACACTTAAAAAGATGAATAATTCAGGAACAGGCAGAGAAGCTATGGACTTACTAGATGAGTTATTATATAGTTTAAAGCCAAGCAAAGAATATCTATATAAGCAACGTTTGAAGCGTAGAATGCAAAGGGAGGCAATGAGATAATATTACACAAGTACACAAGGAAGATTAACACTTCAAAACGCCCACGGTCAACAGCTATAAAGATTGCTAATGACCTGAACAAAAGAGATCCTTTCAATAATTATCTAGTAAGCTTTGAGTTAGGATCTAAACGGTATATTATTGAAAAATTTGAAATTAGAGGAATGAATAGATGAAGCGTTATTACGTGGAAGAAGATGACAATGGCAAAGAGATTAAGCGAAAACTAACAACTTTTGCTAACGATGACTTAACACAGCTTTCAGATGATGAACTAGAAACGTTATACTATGAATCATCTGCTCAATTTTTAGCTAAAGCAATGCACTTTATGAAGATTGAGAACGAACTATTTTCAAGAAAGAATGTAATTGTGAGTGATGAAATTCTAATAAATGCTGGCAATAATATTATTGAAGCTATTAATCAGGTAAGCAACTGAACCATATAAAAAGAGCAAATATATAAAAACATTAAATTAAAAATAGAAAGCAGAATATCTTCAATTACAAAATAAAACCACCAATTAAGGTGGCCTTTTTTATATTATTTTTTAGCAATGATTGGTTTGTCAATTCCGTTAGCTTGCATGAAACGAATATCAATAGGCGAACCTTTCCAATCGAAGTTTTTAAGGTCTCTGCCAGTTGTTTCTTTATAAGTTCTACGAACAATTGCCAATTGGTCTGGGTGTGATAGAGCGATAACTTTTTCGCCATTGAAGTAGTAAGTTGTTTTGTCTCCGTTTGTATATGTAAATTTCATTAAATCGTCGTCCTCTAATTCTGTATTTGTTTGTGTATTGTTTTGCCCTGTAAGGCGCTTGTTTAGTTCTGTGATAAAGTATGAGCGACAGCTTTCTACATTGCCACCATGTGCTTCTACTGAACGTCTAGGGCATGAAGTAGATGATAACTCCTGATGTAGCTTCACAGTATCACGATTAGGAGTTAAGCCCCATTGTTTCATATACTTAGCTACGTCATCTAGTACCGCTTGCTCATTTCTCAAAAACTGGTTTAAATCGCCCTCTGATTGGCACACTTCCCAACTAGCATAATTTGCGTTACCGTATGAGTTAGCACAATGCCATGCCATATTAGAGAAGTCAGAAGCCTGTAATCGTCCGTCAGAAGCGATATAAACGTGAGCAAAGCCATTTGTTGGATCATGAGCGGGCAACCAGTTATTGTAAAAGCTAGTGTTAGCACCGTTTGAACCAGCGTCATTGTGAATTACAACCCCAGTAGGATTATGCCCACGTACACCAGCATTAGTTATATTCATTCTTTTTTATCCTCCGTTTGTTCTGCTTCCGCTTCAGGAATATTTACACCATTCTTTTTAATAAGTTTAACTAAACCGTCAAACATAGGACTAATTTTTGCGATTAAATAAATAAACTGTCCTACAAAGTATAACAAAGCTACATTAATCACAGTTTTAGCAATATCAGAAGTTGAGGGAGTTTGAGTGAAGTAAAATACTGCATACAAAACCCACAGGGAGAAAATAACCGTTAAGTCAATCACAAGTCTACGTTTGAAAGGTGGGTTCATTGCTTCTCTATCTTTTACCCATGTAGCGAAAAGGATCGCTAAAATTAAGATAGTTATTAAAATCATTCTAGTTACCATTTTATTTTGCTTTCTATTTTGTTATTTAATGAAGTAACTTCCGTTACCACGTGGTGTACGAGCGTTAGAATCAATATTTGCACCCCACCAAGTAATACTACCGTCTGGGTTTATGTCAATGTGGAAACAAGTATCTCTTCCAGCAAAATGACCAACAATACTTTGAACAACAGCTGGACGAAACGGTCTATCTACCCATGTTCCAGACATATTCCAGCCAGTCTTTATATTTGCTACACTACCAAAGAACCTAACAATTACTAAATCATTATTCTTTTTAGTAAGTTGTAATTGCAAACCATTTCCAGCTTCAACTGTCAACGTTTGAACCGGAACATTGATTGAACCTGTAACTGATATATCATTTGCAGAAATACTATCTAAAATACTAGTCTGAACAGTCGGTTGAGTGCTTGTTACACCAGTTCCTGAAGTCGTAACAATATCAAAACAAACTTTCAAAACGCCAGAACCGTTGTTTATATCAACACGGTTACTATTATTTGATGTTTCTGCTGATAAACTTACAGGGTTTGCTGTTTGTGTTAAGTCAATGTTTGCATGGATATAATTGACTGCATTACCTTTTAAGGCAACAGTTTCGTTTAATAGTTCAAAATACCTCCCGCCTGCAACAATTGATGTGTTTACATATTGAATGTTAAGTGCTGTGTTTAATGTTTTTGACCAGTCTTTTCGCCTAATCGTTCCGTAGTCCATTCCAGTCAACATCATGTATAGCTTTCCGTCATTGTTTGAACCGACTGGGAACTCTGTACCATTTTGACTGAAAAATGTAAAGTTTTTAATTGTCATTTTTGACCTTTCTTGAAATTATTTTAGCTTTATCTAAAACTGGGTTATCAGTAATTGATAGCTCTAACAATCTAAATTTTCTACCACCATACGGATAGCCCCCAATTGATACAAATTGACCGACCTCGTACAAGAGCGTAGTTTCGATTCTAAGCGTGTTTTTGCTATTATAATATACTTTACCTGATAATAGCTCTAAATGGTCTTTACGAAGCTCTCTATGCCCTGTGAAGCTATCTATTCTATATTTGTCTCCGTAAGTAGCTACATACTCATATAACATTTGGCTTGTCTCCACTTTCTACAAAAATAAGCCTATCATTGAACTTTGTTTTAACTCTGTCTGCTATATATCCTGAATATAGTTTACCCTCATACCATATATCTACTAAGTCATTAACATACAAAGGCAAAAGTTCGTTTTGATTAAAGAATAACCTTGTGACGATCGTGGAGGGAGAAATTTCAGCCTTAATAGTAGATATATCTGGCTGGTTTCCGTGGTCATCTCTATCATAAAATAATGTTTTAGGTGTCCTTACTTCTGGCAAATCTGTTCCGTCTCCATGATAAGTAATATAATCTACAACATCTCCGTTATTTTTTGCTGTATACATTTTAGGAGCGTCTGTGTAATCGCCAGTTGCTTTGTTTTTAATGAATACGACAGCAAAATTATGAGCTGAACGTTCTACTATTGTTTCCGTGTCCATTGCCACATTTTGCTTAACATCCACCCTTGTTGTGATTCTTTTTCTATTCCAGTTCCTTGAAGCAAAATTAATAAATAACAAGTTCCTGGGGTCTGTTTCAGATGAAGCATGCTGAATGGTTGTAGTTGGTTGGAATTGAACCTTGGAAAATATCCTTTTTGCTACGTCAGTAGCTGATGAAGTTTCTGCTTTACGGTTGATTGTAGCCTTTCCAGCAAAGATACTTGAATTGAAAAAGTAGCCATAACTCATTAATTCATTCTTATTAGGGTCAATCAAATAGTCAATGATAGCGGAGTTTGTCGTTTTAGTTTTAGTTATTGCACTCGGAACATCAAGGCTTTGAATCATTGCCCAAAAATAGTTCTTTAACGTAGCTTTATTACTTTCATCTACATCTGTCACAAGGTAAACCATATCTAAGTTCAACTTTTTATTTTTACCTAGAGCTTCCTCAATTGGAACAACTTCAGGAAAGAGAATTTGAACAATATCGCCAACTTCTACCGAAACGGTCAAAGTAGCTGATGAAGTGTAAAGATAACCTGTTTCCCACAGTTCGTAGTTAATAACTTGACATCTTGCCTTTGGTATTGGTAGCCCTCTTTTGTCTTTTTTACCGTTAGGAAGAGTAAAATCAGATATATTATAATAATTAGGGTTAAAGTTATCATAAACATTAGCTTCTAACATTAAACGAAGTCCGCCTTTCTCTTGATTTTAAACTCCGCCTTACTTAAATTGATTAGCTCCATTTGACCTTTTTCAATTATACGAGTTCTGTATCGCTCAAAGTCCATTACAGGGAATAAATTTAGAGCAGTTGTCCCCTTCCAACCTTGATAAGTTTCGTCATTTACATCTGTATTTATTAAAATGTAGTCTTGTAATTCTTCCGTCTTAAATACAATCGCAGTATATTCATTTCCAATATCATCTAAAAATCTAACTCCAGTAGGTGTTTTAGGAAGTTGCGGATATAATATCCCCATAAAACTAAATATTTCGTCTTTTATATCCCAGCGACTTAAACGTTCTATATTTGTTTCACCATAATAAGTGTAAGAAATCCCTTCGACATATTTATAGCTTCCGGGTGCTGTTCCACCATAAATTTTAGATTTACCAGCGATAACTTTACCATTTTTAATCATGTCAAAAGTTAGATTTTCGTAAGTGTACCACTTTGTAATTATATCAAAAGTTATTTTTTCGCTAAAAGTTCCGTTCTTACCGTAACCCTCTGTCTTTGTGACCTCTGCTAAAGCTAAATCAGCATACACCTGAAAAATCTCTGTTTGATATTCAAGCGTAACGAATTTTTTGTTAAGAATATCATTGATGAAGTCTTTCATTAATCGATAATTTTCTTCCAAGCTTTCGCCAAACGTTTCCAACTTGAATTCTATTTGTGGTTGAGTAATTGAGCGTGTTCCCATTACTCCAATACCGTTACTTTGCCAGATGTTATTAGTTGATTGTAACCCTAAATTAGAGGGCTGGTAAAATCTAACTTTTCCGTTTGTAACGTCCCAAACTTTATCATCTGTTCCGTCTAAGTTGGTATGTATTTTATACTGTCTTACCATTAAGCCCTTCCTAATTCAAATTCTCGTCTGATTGCTCGTGCTAAGTTAGAAACATCTTGACCAGCACCGCCTTGTACGTTAAATGTGTTATATGTTCTGTTATCGCTTGATACGCTATTAGTGCTTAAACCGTAACCGCTAGAAGATAAGTTGATATCTGTTAAGCCTACTACCATTGAACCTTTGAACAGTCTGCCGACAGTCTTAGAAACTCCATTGATTGCGCCACTAATTTTATCTAAAGCTCCTGAAATACCTCCTAGAATATTGTCAACTAAATCTTTAACTCCTCCAAATGCGTTAGCAAAGAAGTCATAAACTCCACCAAATACACTTGTAATTGAATCCCATGCCCCTTTAGCAATGTTTCCTAAAGCTCCAAGTGCGTTACTTACTGCTTCCTTAACTGAATCGAATACACCACCAAACCATGAACCAACTGAACTAAATACGCCTGTTATTGCGTCCCAAGCGTTACTAGCAAAACCGCCTAAAGCACTAAATACACTTGATACAACATTTTTGACTGTATTGAATATTCTACTAAAGAACCCAGATACTACACTCCATATTGATGAAACTACTTCCCAAGCACTAGAAGCAAAACTTCCGATTGCGCTGAATACTGATGAAACTACTGATTTCACGGCGTCGAATATACCACCAAACCAATCTGATAAACCTTGCCACGCATCAAGAACTAATTTATAAGCACCACGAATTATAGCCAAGATAAGTTGGAATGCTAAATTAATTGCTGATCTAATTAAGTCAAATATAGATTTAAAAAAACTAATTAAAGGTTGAAAGGTTGTAATGAACCAGTTATAAGCATTTGTCACTAAAGAACTGATAGTTGTAAACACAGTTTTAATGATATTTACTATTCCGTCCCACAATCCTGTGAAAAACTCTGTAACTCCATTCCATGCGTCCTTAATACCTTGTATAATTCCGCTAAACCAATCAACTAAACCTTGCCAAATGCCTTTAGCTCCATCAACTACTTCGTTCCATATATCAGCGAACCATTGACCAATACCGCTAAAGAATGAAACTATACCGTCCCATGCGCTCTTTAAGAAGTCTACGAAACTAGCCCAAGCCTTTTTACCTGTTTCGGTTTGAGTAAAGAAATAAACTAAACCAGCAACAATGGCAGCAATCGCTATCCCAAGAGCTACGAATGGGTTTATAGCCATTACAGCATTAAAAGCGCCTTGTATAGCTGTTCCAATTTTAACTATCTTATTATATGTCTCGAAAGCCTTAGTTATTCCATTAATAACTTTCAAAGCAACGAATGCACTAGCAAGAACTACTAAAGTTCCTTTTAAAGTATCCATCGCGCTTTTACTTTCACTAATTTTTTTCAGAAAATCAGCTATTTTTTTAGTAACTTCTGAAAATTTACCAGCAAATACAGCTATGCTCTTTGCTACGTTATCTATACTTGTTGCATTTTTCGCTGTTTCTGTATTTATTCCAAGAAATGAATTTATGACGTCCCCTATAATAGAAACTATGGAATCAAATGCGCTTTTTATGTTATCCCAAGCCTCTAAAAACGCTAAAGTGGCTGCATTTTCTTGAAGTTTTTGAAACAAGTCTTGAAAATACTTAATAACATTTGTTATAGTTTTACCAGCACTTTCGCCCCAATCGCTCATTTTATCAATTAAACCACTAATAATAGGAGTTAAAGCGTCAAGTGTAGGAAGTAATGCTAGTGATAATGTTTCATTGAAACTATCCCAAGCGTCACCAATAGTAGTTACTCCTCCACCACCTGCTTTACCAAGTTTCTGCATAGCCTTATCCAGCATTTCAACCGATATAGCACCCTTTTCACTAGCGGCAGCAAACGAACCATACTGTTTTAACGCTGGGTTCATTTCCATAACAGTCGATTTAAGCGCTGAACCAAGAGCTGTGTTATTATCTGTTAGCTGATTGATGTTTTCAGCTGTGACTTTACCACTTGCTGACATCTGACCGTAAGCCTGAACTACACCTTTTAATTGTTCGCCAGTACCACCAAATGCTTGGTTAGCTTTTACTAATGCTTCCGTTTTACCGACCGCTTTTTTAGCAGTATCGCCTAAACCAATGAACGTTGTTGAAAGTTTTAAAGTATCTTCGGTATTTGCATTTGTTTCTTTAGCAAGTGTTTGCATAGATTTGCTTACATAATCAAAGTCTTGTCCGTTGCCTTTGAACTTCATTGTATTTTGCAATGAAATCATGGCTTTTTGAGTATCCATTGCGTCAGATACCCAGCCTTTTAAGCCATTACTAACAGCACTGACAGCACTTGAACCGATTTGCCTGAATGCGCCTATAGCAATTTCTCTAAGACCACTAAAGCGTGACTTCATGCCATCAATTCCGCTATTAACGCCTTTAGTATCCATTTTAGCGTCAATGTTCCAAGAGCCTGAACTAATAGCACCCTCGACTTGCTTTATTTCGCCCTCTAGCCTGTTAGCTTGTGTTTCTACTGTGCCTAAGTCTCTAGTAAGCCGTAACCATTTCTTTTGACCTGCTGGAGAGCTTTTATCTACAGTAGCAAGCTCTTCTTTTAATTTTGTTGCTTTGTCACGTGATAAGCCCAACTGCGTTTGTAAGTTCTTCTGCAATTGTGACATTTTGCTGGTATTTGTTGGGTCAAGTTTTAGAGCTTCACGTAAGTTTTTAGCTTCTCCTCTAAGCCCTGACATTGCGCTATTAACGCCTTTAAGTGAGTTCTCGAACTTTGTGGTATTACCGTATATCTCGACCTCAAACGTTGCATTACTTGCCATCACATACCCTTCCTTTTACGCCTTTTCTCTTTTTCTTTTTCCTCTCTCTTCTTCTCTGCAATAAGTTCAATTATTTTATAAACAAGTTCTAATTCCATTTCCATGAACTGTGTTATATCAATTTCATTATTGCCCAAAACAGTCAAAAGTTCCAAAGTTTTATTTTCCTTTACAGTATCTTTCTTTTTCTTAATCAATGAACTAGAAGAAAAGAAGACCATATCGTCTTCCGTTTCCTCTTTTTCTTTAATAAAAACAGTTTTACAGAAGATATTGATTAACTCGTTAGTTGTAGGAAGCTCTGTTTTATCATCTAAGGCGTTTTGCATTCCTCCGTTACAATCTACCCAAAGTATCAACAACTTGTCTGTAAAGCTCTCCATTTGCTCTGTAAAGTCATCAGGAATATACCCAGCGACAAAAGAATTTTGTAGGTCTGCAAAGTTTTTTAAATCTGTAATAAAGTCTGAACCAGTTAGTTCTAAGTATCTAATTGCATGTTTTAAAATCATTTACAGTCCTTTCAGCTCATTAAATTTCTTTCTGCCACAATTCGACAAGTTCTTTAAGCCCTTTACCGTCAGTATCGAACTCAAAGCTAGAACGGAAGTCAGAGAAGTCACTTTTGGCTTTTACAATGTTATCTTGAAAAAGAGCCAAGTATAGACCATATTGAACGAACTCCATTAGGTCAGTAATTTCTCCGTCTTCTTTTTTAAGTTCCGTATCCATTGCCTTTTGTTGCTGAAAAAGGTCTTTACCTGTAATCATTTTAAATTTACGTGCTGTACTCAATTGTTTTGCCATTTTGTTTTATATTCCTTTACTTAATCTATTTTTTTCCAATTATATTTTACTGGGTCTGTACTTTGTCCGTCGACAATCTTCCCAGTATATGTTCCAATGTAACTTGGGTAATCACTTTCAGTTACTTCACTAGCTGAAGGCATGTATGAAGTAGCATCAGAACCAAATTCGGCCTTCAAGTTTTTTATTGTAACTTTTGTTCCTGCTGGTAAGCCTGATGTTGCAATTCCATACGAATTTTGACTGACTGCTTTGAAAGTAGTTGTTTCTTTATGAATACCACTTAGATTAGTATTACTAACGCTTTGATTTGTTCCACCTAAACCATAAGTAGGTCTAATCGTACCTGACCAAGTTCCTGACGGGTTTGTAATCGTGTAATCATAAGTAATAGTAATCGGCTTATTTAATATATTATCTTTAGCTCCATCTAATGGATATATATTAAATGAGTTGTTATTTGTCGTACCAGTAGAAGTGTAAGATTGTAATTTTGTGTTTTTTAACAAGTTTAAATTTGGATAAACAGTCATGAATCTATCTTTTCCGTCTGCGCTATATGCCCAAGCTGTATAATCTACCTCGTCAGGTGCATTAGGGATGGTCAGTTACTGAAACTCCTGAGGTAACATCTTCATAACCGTCAGCGGAGAACGTTACGAGATGGGAACCGGGCGCAAGGTGTCCATTTGTTTCTACTTTTCCTTGTGCGTCTTTAATCACTGATGTTACTTTTACAGTTCCACCCTTAGAGTCTTTCAAAGTGGTAGGCACTACGATTGTTCCGTCATTATGACCCTTTGTAGCAGTAGTCACATTAGGAATAACAGGAGCTACAAGTGTAATTGCACCAGCTAGAACTGTATCAGGTTGCATGATGAATAAACCAGCTTCCATTTTCTTAGCGAAGTCTTTTGCTTGTTCTCCCCAAATTTCATATTCAATAGCAGGAACTTTTTTATTTCCATTCAAATAAATATCTGATTCAGTCGCTTGTACTCCCAAAGTCCATTGGATAGGGTCTACACCGTCTACTGATTCTGTTTCTGATTCTTTTTTAGCTTCTGATGTTGGTCTCAAACTTGGATAAACGACTACACGATAACCGTCAATAAATTCTCCTGTAACTTTATCACGCTTACGACCTTTGATTAGGTACTGAACGCATTTCGTTTTCCAATTACCAGTAGGAGACCAACCCAAGCCATTTTCTGTTCTTTGTTGACCTAAAATGTCTTCTTTAAGCGCTTGGTCTGTTTGAATGAATACCATTTCGCCTTGAAGTAAGGTAGCACCTTTTTTCACTCCATGGTCTGGTACATCATCAGCTGGATAGCTATTAGTTTCCGCTTGGTCTTCCATTTCGCCAACTGATACTAAACCAGTTACGATTTTAAGGTTAGTGAACTCTGGTTTTCCGTTACTTCCCTTGGCCATATCAGCTACGATTAGAGCTTCATTACCAAAGAAAATCTCACGTGAATTATAATCTAATTTCATTTTTTTATTTTCCTTTTTGTTTTTTTATTTTTAATTACGCTATAATTCGAAGAAAAAGTGATTTCCTAATATAAACTTGGATATACACATCTTACTTTTATTGTCCCTGCTATTTTCAAATCATCTTTATAATAGTTGATAATTGTTAACTCAATACCACTTTTAGACATATAAATGCTCTTTATGATTCCTCCGTTAGAGTAAAAATTTCCGTCTTGTGTAGTAATTAACGTTTTTTGGGAAACAATTTCGACATTATATGGATTGTTTAATGCACCGTCAAAATAACTTGGAAGAGGAATGATTATTTTTGTATCTTGATCATGAGCGACAGTTGTTTCTGGGATACTTATAGAGATGTTATCAGGGTTTATTCCATCTATCGTATTGGCAGAGTAGTTAACATTAGAGCTATAATCTGTTCCCGTCTTGTTAAACATTTTACCATTAACAAAATTATTTGTTATCATAGAATTTGACACAGACTTAGCAAAGATAGCTATATCAGGAGCCATTTTTCCTGATTGGTTATCTTCCGAATTCTTTCTAAAGAAAGAATTTGTAGAAATATTAAATTGAGAACCCTGAAGATAGAGATGATTTGTTAAATTTCTTTCAAACTGATTACCTAAAATAGTTGTATTAGCCGTATTAAACGTATATATTCCATAAGTGGTATTCCTGTCAATAATATTATTACTAATTAAATTGAAAGTAGCTTTCGTTAAGGAAATTCCTATTCTATTCCACTCTATTTTATTATTCACAATACTGTTATCATTTGAATTATCAAAATTTATACCGACTTCATTATAATAAAAAAAGTTATTAGTTATTTTTGAATCCACGGCAGTCATTACTCCATTAGTGCAATTGTTAATTTGACAATTCATAACATTTGAAACTTTTATCTTAGATAGTCCGTTAATACAATTTTGGATTTTCACTCCCTCAATTGTACTAGAGTTTCCGACAAGTATTCCATTTGTTTTTTTACTACCTTCTATGGATAAATTCTTTACGGTAATAGCGGTGGGGAGAATACCATCTGTCCAAACATTATTTTTTATCACATAGTTGTCTGCAGAACCTATTCCATTAAGGAGCGTTATGTTTTGTGTGTTTTTCCCTCCCCAAGACTCTGCTTTACTAATTCCTTGTATGATTTGTCCTGATGAAAAACCTTTCAATTCTTTTACATTATACTTACCAGGAGGTATAAAAACTGAAAAACCAGTATCAATAGCTCTTTGAATTGACAAAGTGTCATCAGCTACCCCATCTCCTTTAGCTCCAAACCATTTGACATTAAGTGGTAAACTATTTGCTTGTGCTTCGGCAATCTTTGCTATTGAATCTTGCAAAGCTTCTATATCAGACAAATTTGCTTCAGTTTGGGCATGTAAGTCATTTAACTCACTACGCATTACTTGTGGCATATTTTCCAATAATAATTTAGTGAAATCATCAATTTTATTATTTACTTCTTGAGCTAAATCTGTAACCGTAGAATTATCTGATATAAATGTAAGACTTTTGCTGACGATAACTTGCTCTAAACTTTCGTTGAGAAGAATTAAATTTGCCTCGATAACTCCAGTCGTTGTCATTTCGGTAGGAATTACCAAAATAAATTCTCCCTTAGCTAAGTCCTTAGGAGGAATTATAACAAAACCAGAATTACCGTTATTAGTATATTGATATGTAAGTTTTAACGAATGACCAGTTAAGTCAATTTCAACTCCATTATCAACTATTTTAATTAACAAAGTTCTTGCATTGACATCGCCTTGCATTATTTGAATTGGTTGAGGGAAATCTTTATTAACCGTATCCCATATAATCGTTCTATTTCTAAAATTATCTAAACTCATTAAAAAATACCATTATTGTTAATTTCAATCAAATGTAATTAAGCCGCTTTCTAATTTTATAATTTCATTGAATTAGCATAATTAGCGCCTTTTTTCAATGTTGTTTTGACATCTTGCATACCCTTTTTCTCAACTAAGAAGTACATACCATGATAACCGCTAGAATAATTAGCTCTAGTACCTGCATTAACTACTACTTTATCGCCTTTTTTAACTTGTTTTAAGTTTCTTGCCAATTGACCAGTATTTTGATGTCTGGCATAAGTATAGGTATGACCGTGACTTCTGATTAATCTAGTCCTTCGGGCTGCAGCATTTGCCTTAGCCTTAAACTCTGCTTCAAACCAATCGCCCATGCGTTCTGTTACTTTAGTTTGCATTTCTTTAGCTATGATTGATGTATTAAGTGAATTCATTGCCATGCTTGACCACCTGCACCACAAGGCAAATAAACAGTACCAGTATAATTGTACAAATGGCTATTCTCTGACCAGTTTGTCATATTCCAACCGTTTCGCAAAACATCTCCGACTAGTCCAACAAGTTTATCATCAACGTCTTTAACAGATAAAACAACTTGATAATAGTAACCCATGACAAAGCTCGTATTATCCATTTTAAGCACCTTTGAGTCGCTAAGTGATAAATATACCGTCTTGTCTACTATCGTGTCCTTAACGCCTAAAATAACGTCATTTAGAGGCATTGTAAGTAAATTGTTGTACCAATCTATATAAGAATCAAATTCCATTGCTCACGACCCCCTCTAAAATCACCTTATTATTCTTAGGGTCTCTTTCCCATGTTGTACGCTTGAAAGTGTTGCCTTTTTCGTCTAAGAAATAGTTGAAAATCAAGTCTTCCATTTCTCCGATTCCGTTAAGCTCGTATCTTACGTTTTTACCTAGTCCAATCATAGAAAATTCATCAAGTCTTGTCTGACTAATTCTCTGTTTAACTGCTGGTAAAACGATAGGCTTTATAACATTAGCTTCTGCACCGTTCTTCTTCTTAACAGTCGTTTCAACTTGCAATGTTACTTGTGAAAATATCATTAAATACCTCCATAATACATTAACTCTTGCAAAGAAGCCAAACGTTGATTTTCAGCATTTCGCCATTGTTCTGCTGGTTCATCAACAATATTAAGCCGACAATAACAAGAGATAAATTCTTTCACTAATACACTTGTTTCGTCAGCTTTAATACCATTTTTTTCTAGCAATTTAATAGCTATTGAACGGAATAAGATAAGTTTACTATCATAAGCTGTTACTAAAATCGGAATACCACAATAGACTTTAATATAATCTATCATTTACTTCCTCCATTTTATTCTTATGCTACTGTAATTACTGCACCAGCGTTATAAGTTTCAACGTGTCCGCTTGTTAGTGTTTCAACCAAAATCATGTTGCTATTAGTTTTCCATTCAAAGGCATCAACTTTAGTAAGGTCTTGCATATCAATATGGTATTTTTGGTCTACCAATACAGTAGGTTTAACAGCCTTTGTACCTGTATAGACAATGATTTCATCTACTCCAACTTCAGAAGCAATTTCAGTATCGTCATTTTTAATACGAACATGAGCGTTAGCAGTCGCTTGACGTAACTCATCTAACAAGGCTCTGCGGTCTTCTGCTTTAACAATCAAATAACGACGACCAGCAGTAGGACGAACAAAGTCAACCGCTTCTTCAATAGCGTCAGCAAATGGAGTTTTGCCAGCTGATTTAGCTTTTGTAGTAATCTTTTTGATTTTTTTAGCGTCTGCTTCTTTTTCGATTGATTTAAAACCGTTTGTTCCGTCTCCCTCAACAAGCGCAAGGTCAACAATTTTATTAACAATAGCTTGTGTAAGTTCTGCTACAATCAAGTTGTAAAGTTCAGAATATGACATTTGAAGTCGTTTAACACGTTCAGCAAGTGATTGCAATTTATAAACCATCACAGGTTCAAGAGTGTCAATAGTTAGTGTTGCTGCCTGTTCTGTTTTTGTTTGTCCGTCTTTGTGGACTTGTGCTTCATTAGATGAATCAAATGAGCGTGATACAAGCAAAGCGCCAACATTTGTAACACGGAAGACTTGGAATACTGGGTTAGTATTTAGCAAAGTTGTGTTGATTGATTCAACCAATTTACGTGGAAGTTGGAAAGTTGTATCTGTGATAGTTACACCATTTTCAGCAAGTTTTGCGTTCCAAGCGTTTTTAATTTCTGACTTTCCAGAGTTCTTTTTCAATACATCAAAAAATTCTGTTACAGCGTTTTGTGATTCAATAAAGTTTGTCATTTTAGCTTTTCCTTTTGGTTTTTCTTCCTGTGCGTTAAGTTCGTTCTCAATTTTGATAATTTCAATTGAATTTTCTGAAAGTGTTTTTTCTAATTCTTGTACTTTTGGCAAGTCTTCAATTGCGTTTTTTACTTCAAAGCCACTAATTTGAGATTTTAAAGATACGTTATTTTCTTTAAGCTCTGCCAAGCGATTTTGTTTTTCGATTAAATCAGGTTTATTCATATTTCTTTTTAATATCCTCAATTTCTTTCAAAGCGTTACGGCTTTCAATAATTTTGTTGCGTTCTTCTGTGAGTTCTTCGCCTAAGGCATTTTGAATAAATTTTGCGTTAGGGTCTGCTGGTACTGAAACAAGAGAAATTTCTTTAAATTGTGCTTTGTTTACAACTAGAGCGTCATTATCATCAAAAGTATAATCTGTGATGTAATAGGCGATTGATAGTGAATCAAACGCTCCATTTTCAACAGCCTTGTTAATGTTTGGTGCATTGTCGTAAAGCGTGAAGTCAGTTAGATATTTATTAGAAGCTAAGTCATAATAAACTTTTGCGTCCCCGATGACTTCGCTAGATCCAGCACCATGTTCATATAGCAATGGGTATCGTTCTCTAGCAAACTCAATACAGTTAGGAGTCAAGATAATACCATTACGGTTCTCTACACCAACTTCTGACCCAATACCTTGGAACGACTTAGAACCGTCCTCGTTTTCAGTCACTTTAATTTCAGCACTATTGGTTATTAGTTTCATCTGTGCTTGTTACGTCCTTTCTACTGCCTTGTAGGTCACTTAGACTATTAACAGCAACTGCATTAAGGTTAGTTATGTAAATATCTCCACCCTCGATTGGTTGCTCGCCCATTTTAACAAGAAGTTGATTCACTGTAAAAATAGGAGCGTTAATGTTTTCATGATACAAGTCAATTAATTCTTTCAAAGTTGCAAACTTGAATAGCTGGTTATCTACGATTATGCGTTCATAATATAAATTATCCTTATTTATTCGTCTGCGACCTGTTGAAATCAGTTTATAAGTCAGTTCCTTTTCAAGTTGAATCAGCAAAGGAATGATAGTAGAGTTGTAAAAATAAATTTGTTGTTCTTGCGTAGCAGTACCAAGCAAAATATTTTCATTCATAAAGTAACCTGTCAAAAGTTCAGATTTAATAAGGTCAATTTCATCTTTGTTCAAAACAGAATAATCTTTTTTAAGTTCTACAATTTCCGTCTTGTTATCAACTGGCGTCAAACCGTTGTAACTCGAACCCTCTTGCATATTCTTTATTGTTGTTAAGGCTTTTTCTCGATACTCCTGTGTATTATCAATGTCAAGAAAGGCATTAATTTTCAACAAGCCACGCAATTTACCTTGTTCCAGCTTAGTTTGAATACTAGCTAGAGCATTATCTAAAATACTTGTGTCTTCATTGATATAAAAAGGACTGAAAAGCCTTACTAATTCTTCAGGTTTATATTCTTTTCCATCATTAGTAAGCAGTAAGTCTGCTAGATCGCCCGTTTTACGGTCAAATATAGGGTACAGGTCAACATAGCGCGTGCATAGTAACTTTTTAATTACTTTCTGCCAAAACTCCATGCTATTGTGTTCGCCCTTAGGGCTCCAATTGAGGACCTCATCTAAATCAGAACCTGCCCTACTAATCAAAGGATCAGAACCAGCCTCATCTTTTTTATATTTTACATGATTAAATTCTACTTTTGTTATTTCATTAGCAATTTTATTGTGAATATTAGTCACAAAGGCACTTGTATATTCTACTGCTTCGTTTTGCCACGCTGTGACTCTTTGAGTATCATTGTTTAGTTTTCCACGCGAAAATGTTACCACTTTTCCGAATAAGTTCAATTTTTCCCCTTTCTACCATAAACTAACGCCTTTCCCTCGTTTATACTCGCCTGTTTTCTTGTTATGGCAAGACTTACAAAGGAGTTGTAGGTTATCAGGGTTCAGCGCTATTTTCCAGTCATCAAGATTTTCCCACGTTAGTTCTATAATATGGTCTACTTCGTATTTTTTAGCACCGAATGCACCACATCTTACGCAAGTCATTTTGTCACGTTGTCTTACATAATCACGGACTGCCAACCATTCTTTTTTATTATACCAGCCACTCTCTCTTACTGTGTCAACGTTATACTTCATCTGACACCGCCATTTCTAAAGCCATTGTCAAAGCAACAGTAGGGTCAATTTTATCTTTTTCAAGTTTTTTAGTATACATATAGTCCCCACTTTTTCCGATTTTAACAGCAGTATTATTTAAAGCCCATTGCATGACTTTTTGATTATGGATAAGTTTATTTTCCACTAACTTAGATTTTAATAGTTTGATATAGTCGTTCATTGAGAAACCTTGTCGAATTGCTCTTTGGTTGTCTCCGTCTTTATCAAAGAAATAACGCTCGATCAACCCTTTTAAAATCTCATATCGTGCTGGGTCATAACCGATTTTTCTAAGTCTGCACCCTGTCTTGGTTCTAAAGTCGTTAATATACGGTATTAAGTCATTTACATTGATATATTCCGTATCAAGTAAGATTAGTTCGCCTCTGTCAACGAATTCAGTCCATAGTTCTTGCTGTTCTGTGTCTAGTTGCTCATATTGCGACCGTACAGAGAATGTAAGTGTGTGGCTGTAAGTTTTACCCTCTAACTCACAAACGAACGACACAGCGGTTAAATCGCCAATTAAGGATAGGTCAATTCCGACATAAGTTCTATTTTTATTAAATACAGATAAATTAAATTCTGTTAGTTTAGTATCTTGTGGAGTGAAGTAGTAAGCTGTATCCTGCATAGGCAAGCCCATATTAAACGCTAAGAACTTATTCTGTAACGCTGGGTCTCCTTGTGCAAGTTCATATTCTTCAATAACTCCTGACCACTTAGGAACGTTACCAATAAGCGGTAAAGCCATAGTCCAATTCTTCTTGTCTTTTACCTGCTCATGATTTTCTAGCATGTAAAGTAAGCCGAACGACCTATCATTATAAAATTCTTCTTCTGATTTGAAACGCTCTACAAGTTTATCATATAGTCCATCTCGTTTAAGTCCGCCAGAAGTGATGTAAATACTTTGCCAGTTATCTTGTTTTTGACGTGAACCTTTGTTGACTGATTCTGTTATATCTTCGCCATAAGTATGAACTTCATCAAAGATGTTAAGTGAACTGTTACCACCTTGCGCCCTCAAAGTATCATTTGTTTGCTTTTTGAAAGTGGTTTTAAAAGAAGTAAATAATAGCCCTTGTTTTGTACTCTTGAAAATCTTGTTTTCATTGTACACCCTTAATGTATCGCTTGCTTCCGTTTGATTCCTAACTTGGTCAAATACGTGTCTAGCCTGTGTATTATCGTATGCAATAACTAAGCTCTCTCCACCATATTGTCCACCTAAAATCATCCAGTTAAGCACGCGCGTAGCCATTAAACTTGACTTACCTGATCCACGACCTAGATTAAGGAAAATCTCATTGACTAAATTGACTTGAACGCCTTTTTCATCAACCATATCATAACCAAGCATTAACTCGTACCACCAGCGCTGTGTTGGAAGTAGCTCAATCTTCATCAGGTTACCAGTAGTTAAATAAAAGTTGTCTTCTATCCACTCAATAGCTTGTGTAACACGGTCATAGCGATAAATATACTTATTATGAATACGTATTTGCTTCTGAATAGTCTTACGAATGTATTTGTTAATAATAATGCCATTTTCTTTGTTGTATTCCAACATTTTATTCAAATAATACATTCATTACCTTTCTATTCGTTTTCAGATATTCTCTTTAAAGACATGTTATAATATTCTTCGTTTAATTCAAAGCCTATAAAGTTACGTTTTGTATTTAAGCATGCAATTGCTGTTGTACCTGAACCCATGCAGTTATCTAGTACTGTTTCTCCCACGTTTGTGTATGTTTTGATTAGGTATTCAAATAGGTCTACTGGTTTTTGATTAGGATGAGAATAACTTCCTAATGAATTGAATTCTAATACGTCTACGGGATAATTTGTATATTTTTGTTTAGTATACTTTTGATGACTTGGCCTTTTCCCTGCCATTGTTCCAAATCGATTCGGGCTTGCTTTTGTAGTCTTGTTGACCTCGATTAAACCTTGAGGGTTATATTTCATTTTGTTCTTGCTACCATTCGCAGTTTTTCCTCTAGAAAAAACAAGTATTTCTTCATATTTAGTCATAGGTCGATTGTTTGCATTAACGAAGTTCCCGGGTCGGCTTTTAATCCATATCCATTTATACCTAAAAAGTTTTTCGTTACTAGATATAACTTTATGAGTGAAACTTCCACTTGCGGTCAATACGATCGCCCCATTATCCGATATAATACGCTCATATTCTTCCCACAACTTCTCAAAATCGATTATTGAGTCCCACTTACTCGCCGTCGTCCCGTATGGTAAATCGCACAAAATCATATCAATACTACCGTCAGGAATTTTTTTCATTCCTTCTAAACAGTCCTCGTTGTAAATTTTATTTAATTCAATCATTTAAACCCCTCTGGAACTTCAATTTCTGGCGTTTTATACTTACTTAGTTTATAGTCATCAAGTTCTTCAATCTTAGCTTTAAGGTCATGAGCGCTTGATTCTTCTTGTTGCAATCTCCGCCATTCAGTAGGGTTATAAAGTTCAGGGTTTCCGGCCTTAGCAACCATCATCGCTACTAAGCTGTCTTTATCCAGTTCTTTTTCTTTAACCTTTACTTTTTCAACGTTTCCGTCAGCGTCATATATTGTTTCTGTTTCCTTTAGCGTTCTGACCGTCAGTTTGCTCGCTAAGGCACTTTCGGCTAGTTCTAATAGATTTCCCCTAGCGATACCTTTAGCTTCGTCATACGCCTTTATATTGTCATCTCGCCACTTCCTAAAAGTTTTAGCCGAACAATGCAAACTGGTGTAGATTTCTCTGTCATTGCAGCCTGATTCAATTTTATCAATGATTTGACTAAAAAGTGGTTCTTCATACATCTTAGGTAAAATTGTGGGTCTGCCACCGTTTTGTGTTTGCATATTATCCTTTCTTTTAATGTGCTTATATCGTTTAAAGCCTATATTTTCGCTTCTAAGGGCAGCAATAACCTTTGCTTATAAGTTTACCCGCTTGGGTAACTCTGCTCTCACAAGCCAAAATATTAGTATATATACCTATAATTAAAATTTAGCAAAGATTTTGCGAGATTTGGCGGGCTTTGGCGGGATTTGGCGGGCTTTGGCGGGATTTGGCGGCAAAAAGCGCCTTTTTGCGGCCCGCGGCGGGCCGCGGCCGGG